ACCGACTGCGACAACGGCTTCATCCGCGAGCCGGACGGCTATGGTTGCGTCCAATGGACATCGTGCTATTCTTGTGGTGGAACGGGAGAGGCCGATGATATATGAGGGCGATGGATCATTTGAGCGTAAGCTGGCGAACAGCCAATGCCCGCGCTGTCGCAGCTTGATCGAGTTACGGCGCGATGATAAGCATAAGCGCGAATATAAATGCACTGGCTGCAATTTAAAAATTATTGACGTTAAAGGGGATACCGAAGAATGAACAGATACGAATTACTCGACGCCGCCAAGGCCACTGTCGCTGACCGTGGCGAGGATTACGGCAGCATATGGGAAAATCACGAACGTATCGCCGTTATATGGACGGCACTGCTTGGCATACAGATTGAGCCTGAGCAGGTCGCTATGATGATGGTCGGCGTAAAGCTGGCTAGGCTGGCTGCGACGCCGGAACATCAGGATAGCTGGGTCGACATAGCCGGTTATGCCGCAACAGGATCGGAGTGTTTGAGTGTCAGACAAGCTAACGATTAGGCAGCAGCGGGCGGCGCTCGTGGCTGACGATGAGGGCCGCCGCGAGGCTGTGGTGCAAGAGTTAGAGGCGATTGGTGCCGGTGAGGCGACTGACGTTATCCAGTGGGATGATATGGGGCGGGTAACGCTGACGCCCAGTGATCAGTTGTCGGAGCGGGCGAAACGCTCGATTAAGAAGGTCAAGGTCACGCCCAATCAGTTTGGCAATACGATTGAGGTTGAGATGCACGATAAATTGTCTGCCTTGAGGCTATTGGCGAAGCATCGCGGGTTGTTAGAGCCTAACAGTGACAGCCAGAAACCTAGTATGATTGGCATCAACATTACCGGGCCAACGACTAAGATTGTGGAGATTGACGGCGATGGCTGACGTAATTGACATAAAGGAATATTTCAGCGTTAGATTTTTTAAGCGGGATATATTGTGCGGCTATTGCTCCCGGCTGACTAGGGGTCGGGTGTATGATGGCGGCGAGGCTATTGTTTGCACTGAGTGCGGCGGGCCTATGCTTGAGTTAGAGAGCGACGATTTTAATGATAATATGACTATTATTTTTGACCCAGAGGCGTAGAATGGCGCGATCATCAAGAGCAACTGACAGATCACCCCGGCGTAGGAAAGAGCCTACCACTGACGCGCTTGCGGGTCTGAATTTGGATTTTTCTGAAAGCCCGACGGTATGGGATTTTTTAAACGACGACAGCTTTGTGCGTGGTCTGATGGGGCCAGTCGGCTCTGGCAAGACATTCGGTTCCTTAGCGGAAGTGATGTTGAGGGCTGTGAAACAGGAACCGTCGCCGATAGATGGGATCAGATATACTCGATTTGCAGTTATCAGGAACAGCTACCCAGAGTTACGCACGACCACGATTAAGACGTGGCAAGAGTTATTCCCTGAGAATGTTTGGGGGCCGATGCGCTGGTCGCCGCCGATCACCCATCACATCAAGCTGCCGCCGCGCGATGGCGCGGCTGGGCTTGATTGTGAGGTGATCTTTTTGGCGTTGGATCAACCGCGTGACGTGCGAAAGCTGTTGTCGCTTGAATTGACTGGCGGCTTTATTGACGAGGCGCGTGAGTTGCCAAAGGCGGTGGTTGATGGGTTGACGTCGCGTGTCGGTCGTTACCCGACGCGGGCTAATGCGGGTTGCACTTGGCGCGGCGTGTGGATGTCAACCAACCCAATGGATAGCGACCATTGGTGGCACCAGTTGGCTGAGAAAAACCCCATTCGCGGAAAATATCCTTGGAAATTTTACAAGCAGCCCGGCGGTGTGGTCGAGGGTACAAAAGAACATGAGAACGCAATATTTGCGGCTGATAAATACTGGATCAATAACCCGAAGGCCGAGAATACGAATAATCTGCCGCCCGGCTATTACGAACAGCAGTTAGCCGGTAAGAGCATTGACTGGATACAATGCTACGCTGGGGCGCAATATGTGTTTGTGCAAGACGGCAAGCCTGTCTGGCATGAGTTTTCTGACAGCCTGATGTCGGCTGACGTGCGCATCGAGGAAGGCTGGCCGGTGCATATCGGGCTTGACTTTGGTTTGACCCCTGCGGCTGTCTTTGGGCAGAAGATGCAGAATGGGCGGTGGCACGTCGTGCATGAGCTTGTTGCATTTGATATGGGCTTGGAAAGGTTTTGCCATCACTTGCTGGCTGACATACAGCAGCACTTTCCAAAGTCGGACGTGCTGATCTGGGGTGATCCGGCGGGCGTCAAGCGTGACGAGATATTTGAGGTCACGGCGTTTGAGCATTTGCGCACAATGGGGCTTCACGCTAGGCCGACCAGCACCAACGATTTTATGGTGCGACGCGAGGCTGGTGCTATGCCGATGAATAGGCTGATCGACGGCAAGCCGGGGCTTTTGGTTAATCGTTCTTGCGCCAAGGTGCGCAAGTCGCTGGCTGGCGGATATCATTTCAAGCGTATGGCCGTCGGGTCTGGGCAGGAACGGTTCCGCGATGTGCCGAACAAAAACCAACACTCGCACGTCGGCGATGCCTTTGGCTATTTGATGCTTGGCGCTGGCGAGGTGCGGAACATCACGCGCAATAGCCAGTTCAGCAAGCAGTTTAAGCAGGCCACAGCCAATATGGATTTTAGCATATTCTGATGTGGCAGCGCGAAATAACGAACAATCGTCAGGTTCAGATCGTGCCATTTCACTGGGCGCACCCCTACGCAATGGATTTGCGCGAGTTTGACAAGCGGGCGTTTGACAATATTCCGAATTATCAGGATATGCTAAAGGCGTTTCAAGCCGAGGGCGGCGCTTGCACTGCTTTGTGGCGCGGTAAGATCGTCGCCTGTTGGGGTTGTAACAATATGTGGCCGGGCGTCTCAGAGGCTTGGTTAATAACATCTATAGAATTTCCTAATATATCTGTGACAGTAACTAGGGCAGCTATTAGATATTTCAATAAGATTGCTATAGAACATAAATTAAAAAGATTGCAAATCACTGTCGACGTGGAAAACGAGCTTGCGATGCGCTGGGCAAAGATGTTAAAATTCACGCCAGAAGGCGTCATGCGCAAATATGGTGCGGGCGGTATAGATCACATGATGTTCGCAAGGATTTACGAATGAGCAATCTTTTCAAGCCTAAAATGCCAGCGATGCCTACGCCGGAGCAAGTCGCGCCAGAAGTGACTGCCGCACAGAAACGGCAAGAGGAACGCCTTGAGGCGCAAGAGCAATTGCAGGCAAAGCAGCTTGCGGCGCGTCAACGCGCACGTCGTATGGGCGGCAGCCGGATGTTGTTGTCAAGCATTCGCGGCGGTACAGCCGAAGATCAATCAACATTAGGAACATAATATGAGCAATGTAATTAAAAAGGTTTTGCCGGGCGGCGGCGGTGGAAAAGCAGACAATACTGTTGCTATGGCTGAGATTGCTACAGGCACATCTGTCAAGAGTTTGGCTGACCAATTATCTGCTACGCCTGAGCAAACAAAGGCGCAAGCTGGCGCAGCCGCAGCAAGAAAGCGTCGCGGCGGCAGAACAGGCCAGCGCGGTTTGCTTTATGCAAGCCGTTTAGGTGGCGGCGGCGCTGGACGCGGTGAAGATCAAACAACATTAGGAGCGGGATAATGCCAAAGAAAAAAGGCAAGGGTTACGGCAAGTAATGGAAAAGAAAAAAGAGGTTTGGGATAAAGACCGGCCAAAGGGCTTGGGCAAGCCGAAAGGTTTAAGCCCAGCACAAAAGCGCAAGGCTATGCGGGCGGCAGCAAAGGCTGGGCGTCCATACCCAAATCTCGTTGATAACATGAGGGCAGCGCGTGGCTAAAACACCAGCTTGGCAACGGTCTGAGGGCAAGAACCCATCCGGCGGCTTGAATGCCAAAGGCAGGGCTTCAGCTAAAGCCGAGGGCATGAACCTAAAAGCGCCAGTCAAGTCTGGCGACAATCCGCGCCGCGCATCATTCTTGGCGCGTATGGGCGGGATGCCGGGGCCGGAATATAAGAATGGCGAACCAACGCGCCTGCTCTTGTCGCTTCGCGCTTGGGGCGCAAGCTCCAAGGCAGACGCCAAGAAAAAAGCGGCAGCTATAAGCAAAAGGAACGAAGCCAGTGCATAGTGTTGAAGATATCCTAAAGCGTCACGACGTGGCGCAGCGTCGCAAAGATAACTGGCGTCAGATTTACGAAGATTGCTACGAGTTCGGCTTGCCGCAGCGCAATCTTTACGATGGCTATTACGAGGGCGGCGGCTCTCCGGGGCAAAATAAAATGGTGCGCGTGTTCGACAGTACCGCCATCAACGCAACGCAGCGCTTTGCCAATCGCATCCAGTCTGGCCTGTTCCCACCTTACGCGCCGTGGTGCCGCCTAGAGCCGGGGCCAGAAATCCCAGAGGATCGCCGCATTGAGGCGCAGATTGCGCTGGATATGTACGCCGACACAATGTTTAGCGTGTTGCGCCAGTCTAACTTTGACTTGGCTATGGGCGAGTTCTTGCTTGATCTGGCGGTTGGCACCGCTTGTATGCTGGTGCAGCCCGGCGATGATTTGACGCCAATCCGCTTTACTGCCGTGCCGCAGTACCTTGTCAGCATCGAGGAAGGTGCGCACGGCAAGGTCGATAATGTTTACCGGCGTATGCGCATGAAGGGCGAGGCCATCAACCAGCATTGGGCTGACGCTGAAATCCCGCCACGCTTGCAGCGCATGATTGACGACAAGCCGACAGAAGAAATCGAGCTTGTCGAGGCGACCTTGTATGACCCAGAGGAAGGCGATTATTGCTATCACGTCATCTGGGCTGAAGGCAAAGAAGGCTTGCTAATGCGCCGCATGAAATCGTCGCCTTGGATTGTGGCGCGTTACATGAAAGTCGCTGGTGAGGTTTACGGTCGCGGGCCTTTGGTAACGGCTATTCCTGACATCAAGACGCTAAACAAAACGCTAGAGTTGCTGCTAAAAAATGCCAGCTTGTCTATTGCCGGTGTTTACACGGCTGCTGACGATGGCGTTCTAAACCCGCAGGCAATCCGCATTGCGCCGGGTGCTATTATCCCTGTTGCGCGTAACGGCGGGCCGTCAGGTGAGAGCTTGCGGATGTTGCCGCGCTCTGGTGATTTCAACGTGTCGCAGATCATCATCAATGACTTGCGCATGAACGTGAAAAAGATTTTGCTCGACGACACACTGCCGCCCGACAATATGTCAGCCCGGTCTGCCACAGAGATTGCAGAACGCATGAAGGAACTGGCACAGAACCTTGGGTCTGCCTTTGG